TATTTCTATCTCGTTTGTGGTGGGAGTTAATACGATATTATCTCCCGCGACGAGGGTCTTCATGTTGAATTGGATATCTGTTTTATTTTTGAATATCCCTTCGCCTCCGCCGACGTTAGCCATTGTATTGTCTACACCATCGGGAATGACGAGGTTTGCATTGTCACATGCAGTTACGGAGTCTAAATCAAATTCGTTTACAGTCCCCTCTACTTCTGATAGTCTAAAGGTTCCTTCTCTTGCTCGAACGCAGCTTGCAACAACTTCGTATTTCTCATCGATTTTACCGAAAAGGAGGCGAGGTTGTCCAATCTTGGTAATTTCGTACAAGATTTTACCATAAAGAACAAAATCACCTTCGCGGACGAAAAGGTTCTGATCTTCTGTTAGACGGCGCTTGTGAAACTTGACGTCAATTGCCGACATCTTATCAACGCCGAAGCTCGTTGTGGTAGTATCGCTGCCTTTCCACTCAACAGCAGCAAAGACGCGGATTGGCGGCAAGAAAGTCTTGTTAATCGACTCTCCGTATAAATCGTGAAAGTCAGAATGTGGTACTGATATCGGAAAATAGACAACCTGCTGTCCCACAACCCTCTCAAGAAGCTCGTCGCCAACTTGTTTAACTAAGTCCGTTTCCTTTTTGCCTGTAAAAAGTGGTGGTGGCGGAGTGCCGGGGCGTTCATATACTTCCCCACATGGTTGTTCACCAGATCCGCCAGTACTGGTTGTATCGCCAGTCAAAACTCGTATCTCATTGACAGGATCGCATGCTGGTGCAGCTGTAAATCTCGGATCGTCTTCTTCGGGCTCTGGGTAGGCTTCAGAGGGGAAAGTGCCGTCTCTTGCACGAATGCACTGGGCACTGATTTCTATCTTTGCGTCTGGCTGTCCGAATAACTGGCGAGGCTGTCCAAGAGAAACAATCTCGTATTTTTGTTCGCCATACTGGATGAAGTCGCCTTCTCGGACGAAAAGGTTTTGATCCTCTGTTAGCCTTCTCTTGTGAAAGTGGATGGTAACTGCTGACTTTTTGTCAATCCCGAAGCCAGTTGTAGTTGTTTCCTCACCTTGCCATTCTGCCAAGACTTCAACATGGACTGGTGGCAGATAAGTTTTATTTATCGCCTCTCCGTAGAGGGGGTGAAAGTCTGAATGTTTAACACTGATGGGGTAATATAGGATGGAAGTTCCTATTACCCTCTCCATTACCTCGTCGGTAACTTGCTTTACGAGATCCTTTTCTTTCTTTCCCGTAATTAGAGGTGGAGGAGGAGCTGCCGGTTGTTCCCATTTGTTGTCGTTATCTGACACTTATCGCCTCCCTATCCCACGAAGATAAGTAAGGGGATTTTCTGTTGTATCTTGTTTGCGTTATCAATCAACTCTGCATCGCCAGCCATCAGGTTGCCATATGTCATCTCGTCAAGGATTGTCTTGAGTTCTTCACGAAGCTTGTCTTGCTCTTCTCTAGCCTGAGATGCTAACTGTTCTCCGTTGAGAGTAACTGATTCGCCAGGAATCGGAATGGTAGCAAACTTGCTTCTTGTTAAACCAAGGGTTTCCTTGCTGAGAGATAGGCAGAATCGACGTATCCATTGCTTACCAATCGAGTTGATATTTTCATATGGGACATTATCAAGGGGTAGCGTATTCATATTGTTGATACCGTCTACACCAATGTCTGTAATGCCGTCGTCTTCCCAGTTGTTTCCAGGAATAGTAAACTCAAACCACATCCTGTCGATGTTGTAGTTTGATGGAGTGGGAAACACTCGAAGCTTGTTGTTTCGCAGCTCATAAGAGCACTGAGAGGTTCTTGTGTACAAGGCATCTTCATATGCCATTGCTTGGAGCTTGTTTTCCCAAACGGGAACAACTTGGAAAGTGCTGTCGTCAGCATACTGTCCGTAAGAGGTTAAATTGCCGATGACGTTCAAGCCACCTTGGTACCCAAAGAACCTCCACATCACGCGAGGCGTCTTGTAAAACACCTTCTTAATTAGGATTTTTTTATTATCTACCTGTGCACCAAAAGAGGATGACATAATGATTTCCTGCAAGTCATAATCCTGAGTATCTGGTTTGACATCAAACGAAGCTGAGTATACGGTTGTACTACCTCCGACGTTTGCTTCCTCGGAAATACCATCAGCAACACGACGAGCATATGCATAATCGAACAATGGGTATTTTAAGCCAACGTGTCCGCCGTCAAGCGAATCTTTCAGGGCGCCATCCTTCATCTCACCTTTGTGGTCAAACGTTCCTGTCTGGGCTCCTAGTACGTCAGAGAGGACGTTCTTGGACTGGTGAATGTTTACTAGGTAGGAATATTCTAAACATGCTTCTTCGTAAGCCGCATAAACACTTTCTTCCTTAATCTCCAAGTCCAGCACATCACCACCAAGCTTTCTATATGTATATTTAACTTGATCGACTGCGCCTGAGACGAAATCATCAGAAGCATAGGCATTTGTTGCCAGTGAAGCAATAACTAACGATTTGCTTCCCGTTACTGGGAGGACTGAAACACTTGAGTTGCTTTTTGGGGTTAATACGGGAGCTGCCATTGGGATACCTCATAAGATATTATAATTCATTTAGTAAGTAGTATATTTTCCAAGTAAAGGAAGGACAAATAAAAAACCCGCCACAAGGACGGGTTCTTCATATGTTATGTGTTGGTTTTGATTAGCCGAGTAAATCTTCGACGATAACCAATCCGTACATGTCAGGACGTACCATTTTCTTCGCATAGCGAGTCATCACACCCTTTCTAGGTACGAAGTCTTCAGGTCCGAAGATGGTAGGAGTGACTTGTAGAGGCACATATGGGGAGTAAACATATCCACTTTCGAGGAAGTTACTACCTTTACGTCCAACCAAGATTGCATTGCGGGGGAAGTAAGGATCGACATGAACGTCCCACTTACCACTCAATGTACCGACGTTTACAGTACCAGCAGTACCTTTGTCGTCATCATGAGTTACTTTAGCGCGGAAACCGGCTGTGAACTCAAGAATGTTAGCAACTTCAGGGGAACATACCAAGAAGGTTGCTCCACCACGAAGTACTTTGCGGTGAATCTGAGCAGAGATGTCATTCACTGTTTCCAGCAAAGTCTCATACCATTCAGAAACGGTACCAGTGAAATCACCACCAGCTGTACTCAAGTCCACTCCTGTGTCGCGGTTCAAGAATTTACCAGGGCGACGGCTCCAGAAGTATTTACCTGCGTTAGCACCTTTTACCAAGTCGTTCAAGATTTCTTGATCGATTTCGAGAGCAATTTGCTCAGACAGAATGCTTGTCAATTCAACTTCGGCGTCGAGGTTGTGATAAGCGTTCAAGTCTTGTCCCAATTCAGGGCTCCACTTTGCTTTCAATTTTTTGGTAACTGCTGTTACAGCAACACTGTCAACTTTGATGTCGATTTCAGGAATCGCATCGGTGTTTTCCAAGTTCCACGGTGTTTCGCCAACGATTGCACCAACAGCTTCTGCGTCTGTAAGGTTATCCTTCAGAGGACAGGAAGCAGTGATTGATAGTCCGGCTTTTGCGGCTGTTGAACCAGAAGGAGCAGTGTAGAAAAGTGTTAACTCTTCATCACCAGTCTTTTTGGTAAGGCGGCGAACGAGACTACCGGTTCCGGCTGTTTCCGTACCAGTTTCACAAATAGCAATCAAGTTATCAAGATTGATGTTGCCCATCGAGTAAGGTGTACTGTCGGTGTCCAATGTGACTGCTAAAATCGATGTATCACCATCAGCTAATACGTCAGGGTCATAATTGATTTCTGCTTTTTGGGCGTCGTTTAGAGCCGATACCAATGTAGCAGTGAAAGTTGCCACTGCAGCTAATGAGCCACTAATGGAACCAGTTGGTGAACTGTAGCCAGACTGCAAGTTGTAGAATCCGCCACCGTCTTCGGTAAGCTCATCAACACCATTGGCGATTTGCTTTGCCACTGCTCCACCGCCATAAACGGATTGGCCAGCAGTCAAACCACTCTTGGTATCTGCAACTGTAAAGTCCATGAAGAAAA